CAAGGCCAGGCTAACGTCACTGTATCTAATGTCCACACAGTAACCCCTATGGGACTAGAGTGTCACGCACCTAAAAACAAGGGCCAATGCGGAGAATGCCGGGCATGCTGGTCTACCGAACCAGTGAGCTACAAAGCACATTAATGCACAGCCTATAGAACCTTGCCGGGTTCTATGGGGTTTGCAGTAATGCAAGCTAATCCTAACCTTACGGAGAATTGACAATGCAAAAAGTAATGCAAGCAAAATATCCCGGACGCTGTGCTGTATCTGGTGCTGCCATCTATCCCGGCGATACCATTAAATTCGACACAGCTACCCGCAAAGCATGGCTTTGTGAACATGATGATTCCGGGGTTTATCTGGCACAGCGCACAGCTACCAAACCCGGCTATGTGTCAGACGTTTTTAGGTTTGGTAACAAAGAATACTATCGAAACAAAGCCGGTAGGTGCGTAGATGCCCCATGCTGTGGGTGTTGCACCATCTAATCGTTTTCAGCCCCTTGTCGGGGCTATAAAGCCCCTTCTATTCCCCTAACCTTGGAGTATCACCATGCAAACCATCACCATGCACCAAAAAACCCAGCAAGACGGCTGGAAGCCCTGTAAAACCCTGCCCATCGATTCCCCTTTGTGGAGTGACCACGATAGGTCATGGATACAAACCTTGCTAGAACATGGCACGATGGTCATTACCATCGGATGGACAATGTACGAATTGAACCGCTAAAAGCCCCTAACCCTAACCTCGGAGATGCCCCATGTTCAAGCCCACTAACCCGCCCTGGTGTTTTTCTGACAATCGACAATTTGGCTGGAAAACCCACCCCTTCAGCGTTACCCGTGGAAAATACGGAGTAGCCCTAGCAAACATCCCTAACAACAAAACCATCCCGGATGTGGAAAAGGAATCTAACGCCCGACTGATGGCAACAGCCCCCGAACTCTGGATTTGCATTGTGTCCATGCTCCGCTGGTACTCTAATCGCCTGAACGGACATGACATAAGCCCCTATGAGAATCAGCCCCCAGAGATTCAACGTGCCATGCGTGTTTACAAAGAAATAACCGGAGAAGACTATGCTTAAGATTAAGCCTCAAGACCTTAACCCCACCACCCGCAGATACCCCCGAACCCTGCAAGAGGCATTCCCCCAGCATGACTGGGAAACTGTGGATAAAACTGTGTATAAGGTAAACCCTGATGACGTGCTATACCTTATAGCCCTATTCAGTCTGGGGTTTCTGCTTGGCTTGCTTGTGAGCGAGCTGTAGCATTAGCCCCGTTGTAGTAGCACGCAACAAAATGAAGCCGCTTACACATGCGTTCTGGCCCCTGGGGAATCTCGGGGGGTGCTACCCGAATGCAGTTGTAAGTGGCTTTTTTATTGCCCCAACTACAACCGTACTCCACACGATAGCAAGTGCCCCCGACTGTGGCAGCGTGGAAGGAAAGCGGTTCAGCTTGACCCAAGGGGGACGGCTGCACGAGGGTTCTGCCCCAAGTGATAAACGAACATGTAGGCTGATGGTCAACCGTGGCAACTACGGAATAGTTGGTTCGATAAATAAAGCAGCAGACAGCATTAAGGGTATAGCCCCAATGCTGACACCCACCAGGGTGAGGATAGGGACACTGACTAATCATCATCCCTACCGTAGCCCTTGTATGGAAAAAAGGAAAGTAGCCCCATGAACGTACAGCAAGCCCAACGTATCCTAGCCCGAGCAAAAGAAGGTGAGATATACCCCCAGTGGGTAATCAACACCGCCCTATACATCACAGGAGATATAGATGAAATGCCCACTATGCCAAGCCCCCACAGCAGTCAAGAGGGTGCAGACAACAAAAGCAAACTGGATATACAGAAGAAGAGTGTGTTTTAACGAACACTGGTTCTCTACACAAGAGCAAGCAGTAACAGCCCCTAGCCCCAAACTCAAGAGAGGAAGACCTAAAAATGGAACCTGAAAAAAAAGAATACTACGAAAAAGAATTGAGCAGCATTAGGCGTGGTGGTGACCGTCACTATGTATGGGTACAAGAAAACATAGGTGGTCTAGGTGAACCTAACCTTGGCCCTGTTGACCCACCCGTTGTAGGCATGTGTGGGGGTGACCCATTCTTTAGCCAATACTTCCAAGGCTGGGCAGATGTTGATGAGCTGATAAAAGAGCTAGAAGAGAAATCTACACAAGCATGGGGGCCAAGACCATGAACGAAGAAAAATCAAAAGTTATAGGCTTGCGTCATGTTGAAAATGTACCCCCTGGCAGACCTTATGTTGTGGCTTGGTTTGGTGAAGATGGAACGATGTATTGGAATGCCAAAGACGTTACCAACTATCAACTGTCATATCTTGGAACAAGACTATGTGTTGAAGCTGTGAGGTGGGGAGCAGAAGATGATTAAAGACAACATCATTTAACCTAGGAGATAAACATGAAAGACCCTAACGATTGCACTTATCCCCACACACAGCTATGCCTACATGATTGTGTAGAGGGTTGCGCCAAGCGTAGCCCCCAGCGTAGCGGCTGGCGCAAGGCACAGATAGATGATGCAGAAGAAGAAGCCTGGATGGAGTTAACCAACAAACAGGGGATGCCCCCTATCTACGGAGAACAAGCATGACACACATTGAAGCAATGAAACATGCGCTGAAGAAGGTAACGCTTGGAGAATACTTGCGCGGTTTACGGCTGTGTCAAACCGATATGTCATTGGAGAAAATGGCAGAAAAAATCGGTTGTGCAAAATCGTATTTGTCGGACGTTGAAAACGACAAAATAATGCCCACGCTTTCAAAGGCGGCAATCATGTCAAAGGCTTATAAAACAAGTCTAAATCAGATGGGGAAATATATATGAGCATAGAAGCAATGAAACAGGCGTTGGAGGCGTTGGAAAAGTTATTTGGTATCCCTGCCATGTGGACTGGTGAAGGCGGTGGTGACGTTGCTGTATGGCGATTGGGCGGTTCCTATCGAGCACAACAAGCCATCACATCCCTACGCAAAGCCATCGCAGAGGCAGAGCAAGAGCCGAAAAGATTATGGCTTTGGAAAAACTTTGTTGACGGAAGACCTGAATACTGGGCATTCGACAACCCATATCCATGTGTGTCAGCCCAAGGTGATCCGCTGACTCTTGGGGAACCATGTGGATGGGCGTTTCTTAAACCTTCCGTCAACGGTCGGCCAGATCGGTCGGAGCAGGAAGTAATTAACACCGTAACGCGCTTGGCCGCCCACGGCATCAAGGAGAACACATGAACCTCCGCAAATTCAGACTACGACACCACAAATTGTTTGAACACAGAGACAGGAGGGTAAACACCTATATGTACTAATCTAATCCATGTATAATCAAGTCTCACCCTAACCTAAGTAAAGGAAGTTCCACATGAAATTCTGTATCAACTGTAAGCACTACATCCTGGAGGATGGAATAAAGATTCCAGACCTGGGCAGATGTGCCCAAAACCGCTCTATAAGCCTTGTAACAGGCGTAGAACCATCCACCAATACCCTACCCTTCTGCAAGGTGCACAGGCTCTCCCACGAGCCTTGTGGCGTGGATGGCAAGCTGTGGGAAGACAAGGAGGCCAGCCATGTCTGATTTCAGCCCTGAAACAAGAAACTCTGCGTGGTGGAGTTCAGATAGTCGCCGTGCTGCCAGCGGGAAAGCCAACGAAGTCATCCTGACAAAACAGGGCAAGCTGGAGATTCCAGACCTGTCCAACATCGAAGCTGTGCAGATGGGCCACGTGATGGAACCAGTCATAGGCAACCTCGCCAGCGAGAGGCTGGGGGTGCGTCTGGAGAAGATTCAAGCGTCTCTCACCCACCCTCAACACCCTTGGCTGAAATCACACTTTGACTACCACGGGAAACTCAATGGCGAAACTATCCTGGTTGAGTGTAAAAATTACAACGCTGCGGTTAGAAATAAGTTTGATGAAAGCGGCCTCATCCCTGCTGCTGATATGGCTCAGATTGTCCACGAAGCGGCGGTATACGGCATACGGAAAATTTATCTGGCTGTGCTATTTGGTGGTCAAGAGTTTGTCCTTATTCCGTTCACCATCACTGACGAGCAAAAAGAAGAACTTATCAAGCAGATGGCGGTCTACTGGGGGCACTGCCAAGCAGGAACTCAGCTACCGCCAGAGACTCCTGAACAGGCAAGACTGATATACCCCACAGGGCTGGACAACACCAAGATGGCCTCCAGGAGCGTGGAAGAGGCTTGCCGCACCCTTACCATTGTCAAGGGACAAATCAAGGCTCTAGAGGCCCAGAAAGAGGCTTTAGAGACACTTGTGCAGGGTTACATGGGGGAATGCAACCAGTTGGCTACGTTTGACGGTTCTGTGCTGGCTACGTGGAAGAACGCTAAACACAGCGAGAGGTTTGACAGCAAGTTGTTTCAGTCTGCCATGCCGGATGTGTACGAGAAGTTTGTAGTCAACGTCCCAGGTTCACGGAGGTTCTTAGTCAAATGAATACTCAAGACACAAAACCTTTAGAGCCGTTCTGCAAATGTCGTGTCTGTCGTGGCACAGGGACGACTACTACGCCTAGATGCCAAGCAATAGTGGCTGTATACACCATACAGACACGGCAATGCAATGTACCAGCCAAACCTGGCAGCAAGTATTGCGGTCTTCATCGAAACATGGAGGATAAAGAATGAAAGCCTATCCCTTTATTCACAAGCACCCCACCACTGGCAACACCAAGCTGGAGGAGGGTATGGATTTGCGTGACTACTTTGCTGGTCTGGCTTTGCAAGGATTGTTTGCACACAAGCCGTGGCAAGTGATTTACTCGCCTAAAGAAATATCTAAAGAGGCTTATGACATGGCAGACGCAATGCTGAAAGCCAGGGAGGTCAAGCATGACCAACCTTAGCATTTACATCATGGCCTTTTGTTCCCTGATTGACCTAACCATAACCATTGTGGAGAAATTTATATGAGCAACATCGTTCCACTCGCAGACATTCAGAAGATGGCAGAGGTTGCTGCCACCAGCAAGATGTTTGGGTTTAAGAACCCGCAAGAGGCTATGGCAATCATGTTGCTGTGCCAAGCAGAGAACCTGCACCCGGCAATAGCCATGCGGGATTTTCATGTCATCCAGGGCCGTCCGGCTCTGAAAGCAGATGCAATGCTGGCAAGGTTCCAGCAAGCTGGTGGAAAAGTTGAATGGAAGGTGTACACAGATGCTGAAGTTACTGGAGTATTTAGCCACCCTCAAGGCGGTTCGCTTGAGGTCACTTGGACGCTCGCCCAGGCGAAATCCATCGGTATCGCAGGTAAGGATAACTGGAAGAACTATCCACGTGCAATGCTTAGAGCACGGTGTTTATCAGAGGGTATCCGTGCGGTCTATCCGGGCTGCGTTGTTGGCGTATACACACCCGAAGAGGTACAAGACTTTGAACCCCGCAAGACGGTGGATATGGGAACAGCAGAACGTGTTGATGAAGTCCCGGAAGTTGTGGGAGTGGAAGTGGCAGACGGGGCATTTGACCTCTTTATCCCAGGCTCAGACAAGCCGTATGCCAGCTATCACACCACAGACGAATGGATAGAGGGCTACTGCTCACTCGTTCACCGCATCTCTGTTTCACCTAAATTCAGCGATGAAGAGAAGGCTGAGAAGCTGGAGGCATTGCGGAGCGCAAACATAATCGTCACCGTCGAGTTTGACAGCTTCACCAAAATCAAGCTGAAAGGTGAGATTGTGAAAGCTGGTGGGAGCATCACTCCCCCAAAGCCAGAACCCCTGCCTCCCAACGGCTCGGAACTCAACGAGCCAGTATTTTGAATCACTTGGAAAACATCGGGCCGATAACACCTAGAGAGGCACTAGACAACTATGGCAGCTTCAGGTTGGCGGCACATATCGAATATCTCCGGCGGCAGGGATACCCAATCCACACTTCAATGGTTTCTCAAGGTGGCAAAGACTTTGCCAGTTACTCACTACGAAAGGAAAGAAATGGCCTCTAATCCACATCAAGAACAACCCGGTATGGGTGTCTGCTACTGGGAAGAAGAATCCCAGCGAAAGTCACCCAAAGGCCCAGACTACAAAGGCTTTGTGGTTCTGGAGATGGACTACAAAGCAGGAGAGAAACTCAAGCTGGCTATCTGGCAAAAGCCTACCAGCCGGGGCTATCCCTTGCTGGCGGTGAAGGAAGACAACTGGCTTAAGAAGAAGAAGCTGGAAGAGGGCAGACCTACAGAGGTCAAGCCAGCTTATGCCAAGTACAAGGATGATGACAATTCCATTCCCTTCTGATGGCTAACAAAGTCACACCTACTCAGAGAAGTCTTGCGTACCTACGGGAGCAAGGATACTTAGTCGCCATCGTTGAACACTGGAATCCGTTTGCCAGGATACGACAAGACCTCTGGGGATGGTGTGACCTCTTGTGCATCCGCAAAGGGGAAATCCTGGCTGTGCAAGTCACTGCAAGTGCCGTGTCTACCAGGATAAAGAAGATACAGGATTCAGATACCGTGCAGCATGTGCGGGATGCTGGCATCCGTATAGAAGTGCATGGCTGGCGCAAGTCAGCTAAGACCAACAAGTATGTTTTAAGAATCGAGGATATATCGTGACACAGCAACAAATTCAACCATCACAGAAGTCTTTGGAAAAAGGGCGTAATGCCGTTGAGTACACTCAGAAGTTTCTGAACATGTCTCTCCAGGAAATCTGGAACATTGCATACACCTCTGGCTTTGAGGATGCGATGGAGATTGTGAAAACAGACTCGCAGCCGGGAGCGACTTCAGCGCAAAGCTGAGGGTTAGGCCTCTGCTGGCAGACCAGAGTTATCCCGACAGTCTGCCACCTAACCAACAAGGAACACCATGAGCAAAGCACACGTATTTATCGCCACACCTATGTATGGCGGCATGTGTACCGGGTACTTCACCCAGTCACTGCTGACCGCCGCAGGTGTACTGCGCCAGAATGACATTGACATGAGCTTTAGCTGCATGTTTAACGAAAGCCTCATCCAGCGAGGCAGGAACGCACTTGCACACGGGTTCATGCAAAAGAAAGATGCTACCCACCTGATGTTCATAGATGCAGATATTCGCTTCAACCCAGCAGACATTGTGAAGATGGTGGATGCAGATGTAGACGTTATCTGCGGCATCTATCCTAAGAAGGAAATCAACTGGGGAGGTGTTGAGCAAGCGGTGAAAGAGGGTGTGCCCACTGACCAGCTCAAGACCCGCACAGGCTCTCTGGTGGTGAATCTGGTGGACTACCAGGGCGCTGTTACCGTGCCTGCTGACCAGCCTGTAGAGATATGGAATGGTGGCACAGGGTTCATGCTCATCAAGCGCAGTGCTATGGAGAAGCTCTCCACCCTCATGCCCAGCTATGTCAATGACGTAACCTTCCTGGACGGCACTATCAAGCAAGACCGTATCGTTGAATACTTTGCTTGTGGCATAGAACCGGGCACAGAGCGCCTGCTGTCAGAGGACTACTATTTCTGCATCAAGTGCCGGGAGCATGGCATCAAGGTGTATGCCGCACCTTGGGCAGTCTTGGGCCACTTTGGGACGTACTTATTTGAGGGCGGCTTGTTGCCAGCGCCATGACATTAGCTCTGGACTTGGGATGCGGGGCTACACCTCGCAACCACTACAACGCTGACGAGCTCACAGGTCTAGACCAGTTTCCTGTATCTCACCTTCAGGCTGACCTAGTGTGGGAGCCTATTCCATGCCTGGATAGCTCCTATGATTACATCACTGCGTTTGATTTTATAGAACACATACCACGGGTTGTATATGTAAACAAACAAGCCAAGTATCCGTTCATAGACCTGATGAACGAGATATGGCGTGTGCTCAAGCCCGGTGGTCTGTTCTACTCATCCACCCCGGCATACCCGCATCCAGCGGCTTTCCAAGACCCTACACATGTCAACATCATCACGCCAGATACCTGGGGTGAATACTTTGATGACAAGAAGCGGTGGGCCAGTGTGTATGGCTTTAAGGGTGCATTTCACATTGAAAGCATGGGTTACTTGAACCAGCACTTGCAGTGTGAGATGCGTAAGGTCAGCGTCTAGCAGTCTCAGCAGAGCGCCGGAAGGCTTCCTTGGTTGGATAGCCTTTCTGCCCTCGCTTCTTTGCTGGCAGACCAGCAGCTCTACGCCTATTGATGTTGTAGTACAAGCCACGTTTGGCTTTAGGTGTGTATGCCATTATCTGCATCCCCAGCGTTTACGAGCTGCCTTACCACGCTCACCTGTCCAGCTCTTGCTTCTGGCGCAGAACGACTTATGACGTGGGCCTGATTTGGTGGGAGCCTTCAGATTGCTACCTGTGGCTCTATTGGCCTTGGCTCTGCCTTTAGCAGTCAGACCACCACCACGTTTGACAGACAGCTTCTCGCCTCTGCCAACACTTAAATTGGGAAACTTCTTTCTTGCCATCACACACCTCCTCTGCTTTGCAGCATTTGCATGATAACTTTTTGGATTTGGGCTTCTCTGGCTTTTTTTAAATCTTCTTCACGCAATTGATTTAAGTATTCTGACCTCTGCTGTGCAGCTTGTTCAGCAGTAGGAATGTCAGGGAAGTTGGGAAACTTGAAACCTCCCTGATGCAATTTCTGAACATTTTGTCTGATGATGTTGTAGTGTTCTGGGTCAGCAGGGTTGTATATCGTGCCACCATATATGCTGGGCACGTTGTAATAACCCTCACCTGGCAAACCTAAATCCTGTGCTGTTT